TAACCTTTGCACCAGTATCAGTTAAATAAGTATTGTCTTGTAATTTAGCTACTATCATCTTAAAGCCTCCCCTAGAATTTGTATGTCATGAGTTTCTGAACCACTAGCACTTGTAAAGTTATAATGTAATTCTCCGGTAGCGTCATCATCTTCATACGGCATATCCAAATAAACATTAAAATCTCCACTACGGTTTGTTACAATCTCCATAGGCTCACTAGCATAATCATCACTAGAGTATATTGTTAATGTCCAGTCTGTTGATGTAGTTGCTATCTTAAGCCATTTTAAATTAGCTTTATCATATCCTATAACAACACTATTATTCCCTTCCGCAACACTTGTGTCGCTTACATCTATCATTGTAGCCCTCCCTAATTCAGCTAAAGTTAAAGTTCCTGTAACGGCATCAGTAAATGTCATGTTATTGCTTCCGTCTTTGTCTATATAAGTTGATGCGTCATGCGCTAATCTGCCACTTGTTATTGTTCCTGATGTTTCTATATCGTTGTCAAATCTATACAGCCCAAAATTAGTGAAATCTACATAAGCACTAGTACCAATTTCAGATTTTATTATTAAATCAATAGTATCGTGTGTTATAGACGCATCGCCATAATAGTTAAGATATATCTTTTCAGCTGTTATATTGCCTGAAGTAATTAAATGCTCATTGCCGAAATTAATTGTTCCTGTGCTGTCTGTTATTAAGCCAGTACCTAAAGTAAGAGTATTTGCTAATAATGTCCCTGCTGTTGAAGATATATTGCCTGTGGTAGTAAAATTAGTCGTCCAAGAATAGTCTGCTGTTGGTACATTAGACCCGTCTAATTTGAGATACGTATTATCTAACGTAATAGAATTTTGAGTTATTGTACCGCAATAAAAATTACCGCTTCCAATATCAAGATTACTATTAGATATAAATGGAACTATGGTATCGCTTCCAGAATCTCTATCCCAATGATTTTCTCCGCTAGCAAAAAAACTTAATTTATTTATTTCATTTTCTAATTCTTGTAATTGACCAACAGTAAAAAGCAATTCTACAGCATTTCCTTCTTGATGTATTTTCGCTAAAGTATCTTCCTGTCCTCTTTCAACTGTAAATACATTAAAGTTTAAGCCAGTAACTTTTAATATTTCCATTGAAGAATCATCGCTAGGGTCTGGATATTGTGTTCTATTCCAAATAGTAACCATAAAATTAGGCTCTAATGGAAATTGAGAATAATCCTTAACTGTTATTGTTGAGTCTCCAACAGTTACTGGATTTAATAGTCTAGACTTTGCGTTATTCTTTTTTCTTAAAAAACTTGGCATTATGGTTTAATTATTTCCGATGCGTTAAATACTAAACTAGTTTTAAGACCCTTTTTAATTGTTATATTTGGAGTCCATTTTATTTTTAATCTACCAACTTCATGAGCATTAATTTGAGATGGGGCTTGTAAAACCTCTACTTCACTACTTATTGTAGAAACAGTAAAATCTACTAAATCATTAACAGTATCATTAACTAAATAATATTCATATTCTTGAGATTTACCAACATCAACTATACCCAAGTCAAAATCTCCAATTACTTCGTCTTTTAGTTTTTCGTCTTTAAATATTTTCACTATTTTTCCTCTAAAAGCTTATCAAGAAGTTTGTTTCTTTTTCCTAAAATTTCAAGTTCTTTTAACTCAATTAATTCGTCTATTTCCATATCTGCAAAAGCTTGTTCTAATTCACCCTTTGTTCTTCTTACCCAATTATCTCCAACTTTTTTATATATTTTTTTAACTGCAGACCAAGCGATTTTTATAGCTGATTCTTCTCCATTTTTATCATAAGTAGAGTTAAACGCTTTTCTCCATATAGTCTTAGCTCCTGCTGGCAATAATTGAACTTGTTCTGGTAAATCCTGATTTGTTTTAAATGGTGCTTCTTCATAAATCAATTCAGATTTATTGTAGTTTTTCTTTTCTATACTTTTTTTATCATCAGGAATATCTTCATTTTTTAAATCTTTAATTTTCTCTATAACTTTAGTATTTTTATTATTGGGTACAACTTCTTCAGTTGGACCAAAATCTTTATGTTGCTCTAAATTTTGAATAACAGGAGGATACATAGTTTTTTCTTCTTTTTCCTCATCCTTCCTTCTTTCAATTTCAATATTAAAATTGAAGCCTAGAATTTCAGAATAAGTTTGTTTAGAAACTATTCCTCTATCATAACCACTTCTAATTTGAGTAATATCTTTATCTGTTAATTCTTCTCTAACTATTGAACTTCTAAGTTGTATATTTTGTCTAAAATATTTTCTATGTGATTGCCCATTTTCATCAGCTACTGTATTCATTATATCAAGCAATAACGCTTTAAAATCTTCTATCCCCTGTTTTACTTCAGAAAATAGAGGTTTTGGATTTAATGTAGATTCTCGTCTAGTAGAAGATAATCCTTGAACTACATCTATCATACCAAGTCCTGCCAATATTCTTCGTTCTATTGGAGAATATAATTCTTGTGCTAATACTTTATGATATTCTGGTATTATGTGTTCTAAAGAAGTATCAAAATTAGTAGCGTACATAGAAGTACCAGAAGTAGTTTTTCGTTTTGCTAAAAAATTATCAAAATCTGTTTTAACTTCTTTTAAATCTTCATCACTATATACAAAATTTGGGTCTCCAGTCATTGCTAATGTTTCTGTTCCCTTTTTTAACATAGCAATATATTCAAGAGCTTTGGCCACCATAGATTCTCCTCTTTGTTCTACTAATTCAAGAAATTTAAGATTTTTATAAACTCCTCTTTGTAATAGAAATGGAACAGCTCCAGGTTGACCCCAAGAAGTAAAAGGTTTTTGTATGAACAGCTTTTCATTTTTAGAAGTACCAAGCTGTTTTCTATCATCTTTATCTATTCTTAAATAATAATTTTTGCCCTGTAAATTGATAGAATTATTTTTTGATTCTTCAATTATATCTTCACCATCTATAAAATACATAGTTGTTGGTAATGAAAAACCGTCTTTTGTTTCCCAAAATGTCCTCAACAATAAATAAGAAGAACCTTTCCAGCGTTCTCTAAAATATTCTTTAGCTAAAGCCTTTATTCCAATTGGTATATGACCTCTTAAACTATCATTTATATTAACTAACCAATCATTTAATTTATTAGTTAAATTTTTATTTGTTGTTTCAACAGTATAATCAACTAATGCACTATCAATAGCGAAGTCCAATACACTATTCACTATACCAGATACATCGCTATTTAACATTTGTTTAACTTCCAATACCCTTTCTCTATATTCGGTAGGTATTGTTATTTCATCTCTTTTCATTATGGATATCATATCTGATAGCCAAGATAAAAGAGGGTTCATTCTCATCCTATCATTGATAGTACTTTTGTTATTTATATTCGCCATTAATTCGCTCCAAATTTACAGAATTTTTTTATATTAGCTGGTTTTATTAAATTGAATTCATTCATCCACTGAGCAATACTAAATACCTGAAACGCCTGAAACAAGTGGTCCTCATCAGCTACACATTCATATACTGTTCTATTTCCAGACTGCATAGATATCACAGAGTTTAATTGAGTATCAAATTTATAAGAATCTTCTGGTATTTCTATTTTATTATCATAAAGAATTGTTTTCAAATTCCTTACTGACCATTCAGAAACATATTCTTCTTTATAAGCAGGTTTACCATCTTTAAAAACAACTATTCCCTTTTCATTTCTATCAAAATCTACTGAAATTTTTTCATTGAAAGCAACCCAAACTAAATTATCTCTTGGTATTATTTCTTCAAGAGAACGAAATATTGCTCTGCCCGTTCCATCAGTAGTATCAATACCAGTAAAATTTATTTTTAATATATCAATTAAATGTTTAAAAACTTTAAACTGTTCTTTATCTGTTAGTCCATATAAAGTTATATTGTAAATCAATCTATATTTTTCATTTATCTTAGCAAGAACTACCATTTCAGTTGGAGCTGCCTCTCCTATATCAGCACATAAAAACATTTGTGATGCATTGCTTGGAGGTTCAACCAATAAAATATCAGTAAATCTACCAAATGTTTTTTTAGTAACTTCAAATGTTTTAAGTTTTTTGCCCTCTAAATAATTAGGTCTTATTCTTTCCATATCAAAAACAGAAACTCCTTCTTCAACTACTTCTCCTTTAACAAAAATTCTGTACCCGATTGAGTTACCAGTCCAATGACAAGTACCATTTCTTCTAACAAAAATAGTATTATAAGGATTAGTCTCAACACACCAAACTTTTCCTTTATAAGGAACTTTTTCTATATTTTTAATACGCACGTAAGCATTTTCATAACTATTATTTATAGTTATACGGTAAATATTTTTATCTCTTCTCTTAGAGACCTTACAATAGAATCCTGCTTTTAAACATAATTCTTGTAGGTCATCTGCTAACTTTTTAGAGCAAGTCCAACATATCCTGCTATTCCCAGCGTTCTTAAAAATACAACCGTTACCATCACCTTTAAAAAAAGCATTTAAAAATATTAATATTTGTTCTTTAGAACAAGACTTTATAAAAGAAGGAACTACTTTATTGTGGGAGTTATAAACGGTTTTTATCTTTACAAAATCGCCATTGTAACAGTTATCCATTAAGTACTTAGTTATTGCCCTACTCCCTATAGTAATTTTCTCTTTCCCGAATTTTACTTTAAATCCCATTTCAGCTATAGTTTTTTGTATCTCGTCTCTATACTCTTCGCTTTTAGTTTGAGTTATTGAAGTATAGAAAGTGGGGTAACCTCTTCCTTTTACATTTACTGTGGAAACATGCCCTTCTGAAACAAACCAACCTAAAAATCTAAGCCAATCATTAATATTTAAATTAAATTTTCTTGCATTTGGAGAATCAGTATCTTCAATAATAAAATTGAGTGGCAAGGGGTTCTTATCCCAATCAAAAACATTTTTTACTACGAATTTTTCTACAGGATAGTACTCCCACCCCATATATGAGTTCTGACATGCTCTTGAACAGAAATTAGTTTGTAATAACTTTTTATTTAATTTCTTATTACACGTTAAACAATTCAAACTTTCCTTTAAAGAAAATTGTTTTTTTATAGGTTTGTTTTCTATAAAATACTTTAAAGGTTGTTTTTTTAATTTACCTGTCTTTAGTACTTTTCTAACAATATCATGATTTTTTGTAAAAGAAAAATTAATATTATTAGAAGTATAATTATATAAATAGTCATCATAGTCATATATAAATATATTATCTATAGCCTCATAAGATGCTTTTTCATTATCTAAATTCATAGAAAAAACTTTATCATCGTAAGATATTGAAGAATAATTTTTCCAACCGTTATTAGTTAGTATTTCAGTAGATTCATCAAAACAGTTTTCTCCTCCATGCTTTTTAATTGCTTTTTCTTTTTCTAAATCATCCCAAAAGGGATTAACATATTGAGGTATATTCATTACCCAAGGTCTTTTAGAATAGTCATAATAAATTCTACCAGCAGGAGAATATTTTGTAAAGTTAGTCATACCAGATATTCTTTGAATACAACCAGCTTCATGCCTACTATCAATTCTTTTTTTGTAAACTTCTTCAGTTTCAAATGAATTAGAAATCAATATTTCATTAGCAAAAAAATTATGATTGTCTTCAACTTCTATATCATACATAGTCCAACTAGAATTTAAAATTTTTTCTATTTTTTCTATTTTAATAGGAGCAAGATTATATTTACAATCTATTAAATCAATAAATTTAGCTTTTATATTTGTTTTATATAATAAATCTTCAGTTAGATATTTTGATACTATATCTAATATTTTTTTAGAATTTACTTTATCAAAACTTAAATAATAATATTTATCTCCGCATATATTACAATCTATTTTAAATCTATCAAATAATATTTTTTTCAATATTTTTTGAGAATTTAAACTAAATCCATTAGTATGTAATCTTACATTTACTCTGCCGTTTTTACAAATTTTAGTAGAACCGTCATCCATAAACCAAAAAGCTAAAGAAATCTCAGAAAAATATTTATTCAATATTTTTTTATTTATATCTCTATATGAATTATTTATTTTATTGTATTTGAAATCTCTAAATTCATTCAAATCAATATTTGGTACAGAAGAAGCTCTAAATATTTTAGCTTTACTTTCACTAATTGAATTTATCAATCTTTCAAATTCTTTATTTTTTCTTCTTTTTTTAGTTTGAAATATATTATAGAAACACTTTTTTTTATAGTTAAAATAATTTTCTTGTTTTTTACCTTGAGTAAAAACAAGTTTACAATTAGTATCTTTGGTTAAGTAGGCGTCTCCCAATAAACAACCAACTAAAAGTTCTTTTTGTATTTTACTTAAAGAAGAATATTGCGATAAATATACATTATCATTTTTATTTATATCATCAATATATTTATATCCCTTATCTGTCCATATTTTTTGTTTTTGAGAAACAATAAGAGTTCTTTTAGAATGTTCAGAATTTGGAGATACAGTTATTTTATAATTTATATAATCTTTAACTTTATTTTTAAAAATATTTTTAATTTTTTTCCACTCTAATATTTTAGTAGTGTAATTATAACTTAAAACTTTAATTTTTTTCCATAAATCAGAATTTACTATTTCAGAAATATTTTTAGTATATATTTTATTATCTTCTAAACATCTAACTTTAGTATGGGCATCTACGCAAGCTTCTTCCACCCATAGCTTTTTAAAGTGTTTTTGAAAGAACTGATTTCCTGGATTCTTATTTGAGATATTCATATTAATACCTTCAATAAGAGCATTGTTTTTACTTGTAATTAAGTAGGTGGGGCTTCTTTTAATTCTTTCCTTAAAACAACTCATAATTGGATGAGTTTCTAAACAACCAATAACTGGTTCCATAACACCTCTAATGTGAACTGCATCATATGAGGTAATACCCATTGGATATCCATCACATAAAACGAAAGAATTTAACATATCAATTTTCTCACATAAAGTATTATGCGATATAATATTATTTGAAATATAATTATAATATAAAGGAACTGAAACTGCTACAGTATTAAGAGATTTTATTTTTTCTATTTTTTTAATTACATCCCAATATATATCACTATTAACTATTTTCTCTACTTCTAAATTATTTTTATATTTTCTTAATAATTTTTCACAAGAAACAGATTTATAATAAAATTCTTTTTTTCTTTTTAAAAACCTTTTTACAAATTCAACAGGTATAGTATCAGTAGTAGTATATTTTTTGTTCCATCTTTTAACATTATCTTTGCTTTTAATCCCTATTAAATCTAAAAATTTATCAAAATCTTCTGTAATAAATAATCTATTTTTTCCAATTAAAGACTGTATTCCGAATCTTAAAAGTAGGCTTTGGACTTGAAATAACATTATTTTTGACATAGAACATAATTCAATAATATGATTTTTGCCGCTAACGTTTACATGTCCGTCACAAGCAAAATATCTATTTAATAGAACTGCAATATATTTATTTTTCCAACTAAATACTTCTTCAGGTATTGTTTTTACAGTAGATTTTTTATTTATTCTATATTTTAATACAATTTCATGTATTTTACTTTTTTTATGATTATGAGAACTATTATCTTTTTTAGATACATAATAAGTTATATCATCTTTTCTGTATCTACAATCTAAATACTCTGCTATTTTTAAAAATTCAGAAATTAATTCTTCATTTATATTAGTAAAACCTATTTGATTAGTACAACTGCCATCTCCAAGTAAATATCCTAGTAATTCAGGAATATATTTTTTAGGAATTTTATTTCCTTGTATATTATACTTTCTTGGAGTTACAAGAAAATCCCCAACTTTTAAATCTTTAACTTCCTTCCAACCATATTGAGAAAATAAAGGATGATTTTCTGTTACTGTTATTTCTTTGCCTTTAGAAGTTGTTACTTTTATACAATCTCTAATTCCATTATCTGAAAATATAGCAAGAGATTTTTCTAATTTTAAAGTTATTGGATTTAAAGATAATACATATTTTTCAGTTCCAACTAAATCTTTAAATTTAACCTCTCTTCCATCATAAAGAGTACAAAGGTTTTCTTCCCATTCACACTTTCCAAAATTTCTGCCCCCAAGAACATAACTGTCTCCAGCACCTATCTTTAGAGCAAAATTTTGCTTATCAGAAAGTTTAGGATTTTCATCAATTAAATATTCAAATGAAAGTAGAGGAATTTGACCTAATCTTATATGACCCAGCTTTCCTTCTTCAAAAAAAGCTAAATTATCATAATTAGTAAACATTGCTTCAGAAAAGCACAGTGGATTGTAAAGAAATTCACAAAATTCAATATCTTCTTTGCTTATATTGCTTATCATGTAGTTATAAATTTCTTTTTAAGCAACCAATCAATGTAATCTGGGCTTACTTCAAGAACTTTAGCTACATCTTCTTTTGTTATTCTTTGTTTTTGATACATATCTATCAAGTGTGTGTTGCCAAGAATCCTATCTTTAAAGAAAGGGTGTTTTTGGCTATCATAGTGGGAACAGTCCATTTTTAATAAGACCATCTGACCACAATAAGGGCAACATATTGTGCGAGAAGCTTGGTTTTGTTCTGACCAAACTTTAAACTGACTTCTTATACTGGCTATTTTTTTAGCTACAGAATTTTCACTTTCATCTTTAGTTTTTTTAGTTATACCTAAAGATTCTTTAAGTGACATAGTTTCACTCAAATTTTTATGTAAAAGTTCTATCATCTTTAAAGGAATATCTTTTTCCTCGTTATGTCTCTTGTTTAATTCAGATTGTAGTCTAAGAGTAACGACTTCTAGAAATATGATATTCCCTAAAATGTTTATATCAGAAGTAGATTCTGGTACAAAATCGTCTAAATATTTTTTTAGTAATGACTTTGCTAACTTCTTTTCATCATCATTTATAAGTTGAGAATTTATATCTACTAGTCCTTCAACAGCTCTTTTAAAAGCTAAATTTCTTAGCTCTTGCTCAGTTAAACCCTTATATTGTCTAAGATTTTTAACTTTATTATATTCTATTTCAGTTCTACTTAAATCCATTTAATGCCTTATTTTTATATTTATATATATACACCTCTCACAACAATAATATACCGAAAATTCAACTTTTGTAAACCCCCTAAGCGAAAATAGTTTAAAATAGTTGGCAGTGAGTGATAGAGTCAAACTATCTCCAATAAGTTCAAAGCCTACTGTGCTATCGTTACACCAACCCACATGGCAAGGGAACTAGGAATTGAACCCAGTCTGCTAGGTTTGGAATCTAGCGTGCTTCCGTAACACTTTCCCCTCTGGTGGATAAGGAGGGATTTGAACCCTCAACCTCTTGCTTGCAAAGCAATTGCTCTACCAATTGAGCTACAAACCCTGGCTGTCACGGGTGGATTCGAACCACCATACTCTCATTAACAGTGAGATGTCCTACCGTTGAACGACACGACATGGTAGAGGATAGAAGAATCGAACTCCTGACTTCTGAATGTAAAACAGATGTATTTCCATTATACTAATCCTCTTGGTACGGATGGAAGGATTTGAACCTTCAAAAAGTAGTTTCTAAAACTACTGCCTATGCCAATTCGGCTACATCCGCTAATACCCCCTACTGGAATCGAACCAGTACCTTTGGCTTAGAACACCTATATGCTATTCCGTTACACCAAGGGGGCTGGATTGCCAGAAGAGATTCAAACTCTTATCCAAGGTTTCGTAGACCTTTGCTCTGTTCGTTAAGCTACTGGCAAAACTTATCCCATATAAGAACTACGCAAAGCTTTTTTCTCTAGTTTTAATTTTAATGCTTTTTTAGCTCTACCAAGAGCAATAGATTGTCCAAGCTCATCGCTAATCTTATCATTTCTAGAACGCTTAGAAATCCCTACTCCAATTTTACCGTTTTCATCTTTTACTTCGGCAACAGTAAATATACCGAATCTTTCAATCTTAACTACTTCCATAATTAACCTCCTTTTCTTTTGGTCAGAGCGGTAGGACTCGAACCTACGAATACTCGGTTCCAAGCCGAGTGGCATGCCACTTGCCCACGCCCTGTATGGCGGATTGAGTAGGAATCGAACCTACTACCTGTCGCTTTTCAAACGACCACTCTACCAGTGAGTTATACAATCCTGGGGTAAATAATGGGATTTGAACCCATACTAACAGCGTCACAAACTATTGTGCTACCAATTACACTATATCTACCTGGTAGAGCTGACGAGAGTCGAACTCGCATTACCTGATAGAAAGTCAGATGTGCTAAACCGTTGCACTACAGCTCCAATATAGAAGATTTGCGAGATAGTTCCCAGTAGGATTTGGACTTACACCATGTTACTATCTTATTTATTGGAAGAATTTTAACCATTATCCTACGCCAATCTTCTTGGGTGCAGGTCAGAGAATCGAACTCTGCTCAAATGCTTATGAGACATTTTGGACTACCAAGCCCTACCACCTGCAATTTGGCGACATATGGGAGAATTGAACTCCCGATACCTGATAGACAGTCAAGTGTGTTGCCTCTACACTAATATGTCTGGTAGGTTGTACTGGAATCAAACCAGTTCGATATGGTTAAAAGCCATACATGCGGTCTTTACATCAACAACCCTGGTACTTGGAGAAGGAATCGAACCTTCACTCGTTGGCTTATCAAGCCAATGCTTTACCATTAAGCTACCCAAGTTGGTAGTAGTGGATGGAATTGAACCATCGTCACAGCCTTATAAGGACTACGCTCTGCCATTGAGCTACACTACATGGAGCTAACAGAAGGAATTGAACCCTCATCTTCTGAGTACAAAACAGAAATAATGCCGTTATACTATGCTAGCTGGAACGCCTTGAGGGAATCAAACCCTCTCCCCTTGGTTGGAAGCCAAGGATGCAGTCATTAACACCTAAGACGCTGGCGGAAGGTGAGAGAGTTGAACTCCCAAGCCTGTTACGGTCGCTTGTTTTCAAAACAAGTTCAGTCGCCAATCTGATTGACCTTCCATTATTAAAGAACTGGCGGAAGAAGTAGGAGTCGAACCTACATGGCTTTTACACCGACTTCTTAGCAGGAAGCTATCTTACCATTCGATACATTCTTCCATGGAGAACAGAGTCAGATTCGAACTGACGAATAACTGTTTTGCAGACAGCCCCTTTAAACCTCTTAGGTATCTGTTCTGGTGGAAGGTGATGGAGTTGAACCACCCGAGTATAAATACCTCTGATTTACAGTCAGCACCGCTACCTCTACGGAATAACCTTCCATAAAATAAAAAAACGGACAACTTATTAGGTTGCCCGTTCTGAGTAAGTGTCCTATTTTTCAGTTTCCCTTACTTGGTAATAGACACCTCCAACGGGCAATGTTTGGTATTTATCACTTGTTCTCCAAGCATACCAAAACTACATAAATATTCGGGTTTCGCCGAACACCTATTAGTTCTCTGCCATATTGTAAAATGTTTATTAATTTTCATATCTCCATTTTCTATTTTTGTGTAATGCTGACTTTTTTCCTTTCGGACATTTAAAACACTTGAGTTGTTGACAAGCAAAAATCACGGCATTACAATTTAATAATAATTGATAGGAAGGATTAGTTGCGTACCTTCAACTACCCTAAGACTTGCAATTTACTTTGATAAAGATATTAAAGTAGTATTTAGAGAGAATTATCTTATTTATTTTTATAATTCTTTTTTTCAAGGTCTTTCATCTTTACTACAACGATTGTCTCTTATAAAGATTATACCCCTCGCTCTAATGGATTAGCCCAGTCAAAAGCTTATTCACCCACAATCAATTATTAGATTTTATAAGAACGTCTTTCAATTCCTCACAACAATAATATACCGAAAATTCAGATTTTGTAAAGGGGGTAAGTAAAAATAATTTATTTTTCTTTATTTTTATCTTCTACCTTCTTCTCTTTTTTCATCTCATTCAAGTAGTTATGTCTATATAAAGCTATTAGTATATTATTACAATTCTTAGAATTACAAGTGTCTTTTAATAGACAACATCTACATAATCCATAATCCTCATATCTTTCTCTCATGTTGTTCCTTTTCTAAAGAATCAAATAATTCTTTTGTTTTCTTTATCACTTCTTCGTCAACAGGTTCATTCATAGTAGAAATTATAGTATTATACATTTCAGTTTCCCTATCTACCCTTTTCGCCTTCCTTTTCATTTCATAGTATTCATTCTTAAATCTCATTAATCCAGTAGAATACATATCAATATAATCATTTAATTTCATAACATTATATACTAAATATCTAAAAGAACCAACTCTTTCATTATCAAGTAGATATTCAAATAATTTCTTCAAAGAATCAAGAGAAATACTATTATTTAATTCTTCCTCTAACTCTTTAATCTTATTCTTATATTCTTCAATATTATTCATTATATATATCCTTTAATATAATAATATGCTACTAACTTACTTCCTCCCTCTAAACAGACCTCAAAAGAACCCACAACAATAATATACCGAAATTTTGATTTTTGTAAACCCCTCCCCCTAAAATAATTTCCCTGCAATAAAAATTCCCCTCCCCTTTTCTTAATATTCTCCCTTTGAGCGTTTCCCCCTCTCTCCCCTCTAGTATAGAGACCCCAGCACAAGCCACTGAAGGGGTCTTGCAGCTTATTTTTCTCTTTAATAGTAGTTATAGATACCTTCCCTCCTTTTCCCCCTGAAATCCCATTGTGTGTACTTGGTTTTTGATGTGGTTTGAATCTTCGTTGTCAACCTCTTTTGAGAGATATACTTCATTAGATTTTAGCTAGGAGTTAGAAGTTAGAAGCTAGGAGGATGAGATTTGTATCTGAGTCGTGGGTTTGTGTCTGAGTCGTGGGTTTGTGTCTGAGTCGTGGGTTTGTGTCTGAGTCGTGGATGGTTAGTATAGGGTATTCTCTCTCTCCCTATATAGCTTAGCGTTTTTCGACCCTCCCCTTTAAAACCGCTATAAATAAGGGTTTTTTAAGTATTACTCTCTAATCCTTAAATGCTAATCGGTAAGAATAAGTAAGTAAAAAATAGTAAAAATAATCCAGCGAAACTCTTTACTTTTTTTTTATTAGAGTTATAATATTCTTAGATAGATAAAAAGTTATTTCTTAGTAAAGGCGATAATTAAAAGAGAATAGGACTTTTTAATTCTTTTAAAAGTAACTACTTTTAATTATTAAAATTATAAAATAGGTAGCTTTTAGCTATCTAATAATAAAGGTATAAAATAATTCGTAACGGAGAACTACTATTAATATTAAAACTAAAACTAAAAAAGTAAAAGCTAAAAGAGAAACTAAAAAAGCGGTTATTAGCGGAAACGGATTTACTAATACGGCTAAAGTCTCTTTAAATAATACGCCTAAAGAGACTAAAAAAGAGAATAAGGAAGTAGTTAAAACTAGCGGGAAGGTTATAGAGTTAAAATACTCTAATAAGGATTTTAATAAAATTAGCTTAGGCGGTAAAAGAGGAAAAGCTCTATTTTATTTAATCTCTTATCTAGATAAAAAAGTTTTAGCTAACGAGATTATTTTTAAGGTAAGCGAGATTATCGGCTTATCTAATAGCTATTTAGCTAAAGGATTAGAAACTAAGCTCGAAAATTACGCTAACGAGTATTTAGAAACTATTAATAAGGTAACTACTCGCTATAAGGTAAGCCGTACCGCTAAAGACTTACTAGAAAAAGCGGTAGAAGGAAAGAAGAAAAATCCTATTTTTGAGTTTAAACTAATTAAAGTAACTAATACTAAGTAAAGGGGGGGATTATTAATAAGATAAAGAAATTTTTTAAAAGAGTAAAGTTTTTTCTAGCTTATAGCGAACGAGTAAAAGTCAAATCGCTATTAGTAAAATAAAACTTAAAAAAAGTATCGTAAAAACTAGAATTATTTTATACCTTTATTTTTTTATTTTTAACGTTACTACGGATAGAAACGCCTTTCCCCTCTTTTTTCTTTTTTCCTTAATACTCATGGTATCATTTGAATAATATAGGTTTTTTTTGTTTTCGTTTTCTCATTGAGTACACTGCTATAATATCCAATGTTACAAACACCTTAATATAAAGTAGTTACAAATACACTATTAAATACAGTGTATACATTACTGTAATATCCAATGTTATTGTTTTTCTAAAAAAGGAGGAGGGCAGGTGAGTAGTCCGCCCTCCAATCTATATAAAAGGGGAATAATGAATTTCTAAAAATAAACAAGTACAAACAAAAGAATCATTAACCAAAATACACTAGCAAACAATACTGCCACATACAACTCTTTTAAACTAAACATATTAATTCTCCTATTTTTACACTTGTCCTATGTATTTATAATCATCTGTTATTATACTTCGTTTTGACAATGCTTCTATTAATATTTCTTCCGCTCTTTTTTTATTTTTAGCCTTTACCACACAGTCATTAAAACTATCGTCTCCACCCTCTATTGGGTGTATCCACACTTCGAACTTAAATTTTTTCATCTTTTCCATATCCCCTCCCCTTTTATTAGGTAACTCCTACCTAACTATAGTATACCTTAATAATAGAAGTAGTAAAGGACTATTTTTACCATTGTATGTAGTAGTATTTTAGTACCATTGAGCAAGTTGTAAACCAATTGTAAACCAACTGTAAACCAACTGTAAACCAACTGTAAAAAAATGTTATTGAAGCGTTGTTTCGTGGTGCCAAATGGTATTTTTCGCCTTGCAGATGGGTGTTTATTGAAGGTAAATAATGGGAAACAAAGAAACATTGAGCACAATACCATCAAATAACCAATAAACACAATGAATAGAGAGAGTAATATCCCCCTACAATGGTTTCCATAGTAATATAGCAAGAGGTTGGTTTTTGTACCAATGTTACCAATGTACTAAAGAACAATTGGTCAATTGGGCAGAGTACAAGATGAGAAATGTATAATGTTATAGGTGTTTTAGAGCTGTTTAGTGGGTTTGGTATTAATATAGTGGGTTAGTGGTTACTATACCCCACACCTACCCACACCTACATACACCTATCACACCTACCATTACCAGTTCTCTCTATTGACTCTCTTATACAATATTGGTAGTATTTCACCCCTTTTTTATCATTATTAGTCCTTTGAAGAATTGGGCTGATTTGTATAAGTCCTTATTTATCAAAGGTTTACAAAGGTTTACCACAATATAAGCATTTTAGACATCCCTCTCTCTTACTCTTGCGATAAGTAGTAATATTCATCTATATTTTATCAATATATACCTTCTATATTACCCATATTCCTTTCCGATATAGTACAATATCATTACCGATAATTATAAAGCACTATTCCAAAACTTTTTAAATTTTGTTGGTAAACACTTTTCACAAAAATCTATACTTCTTTGTCCTTCCTTAAAATATCCATCTGGAAGTTGGTTACAAGTAAGTGTTACTGTATAATCAGCTCTCTTATTGCATATTATACATTTAAAATTAATTAAAGACATTTTTAATATATCTCCACTTAAATAACAACAACAACCATTTACATCTTTAAACTCGTTACCATATTCGTCTAATACTTTTCCATATTCATCTACACTCCATTTTTTCATACTTAACTTCTCCTTTGTTTATTCAGTACAAGCCCACACTAGTGCTATTACCCAACCTACAAAAGTCCATCCTAAAAATAGATTTAGTACAAATATAGCCATAATATTCTTTTTCTCCATATTATTAGCTACAATTGTTGGAATAAAATACACAACTAAAAACATAATCAAGAAAAGTAAAACTCCCATAAATCCTCCTTTTTTAGTTACCAAGTTTTTATATTACACCTAATAGCATCTTTATCTTTAGAAGTACATTTTTTATATTTAGCACTTACCTTATTTTTTCTTATAATAGGTTTAAAATATCCCGTACATTCTCTACAATAACCTCCGTAATTAATTACGCAAGGGTCAGGTACATATATTCCTAATTTTCTTTGTAAATATACTTGTTCACTATTTAACTTGTTTTCTACTTTTAGAAATATTTTTATCATATCATTATCTTCTCTTTTAACTGCTTCGTCTAATCTTTGAGAATTAATAGAATAACTTGCCTTGTTTATTAAATATTTTGACATTGTATCGTTTTTTTCTTTCATAAATCCCTCCCCTTTTAATTAAAATAATTTACGAAACCAAAAATACAAATAAAATAAGTAGCCAAAGAACACAAAAAAGAAAAATTAGCTAATACCAGTCTTCAGAATTAAACATATTTTCCTCCTTTCCTTAATAGCTAGCTTCTAGCTATATAGGAATATTATAACTATATATAAAATAAAAATCTAGTTATTTTACTTTCAATGAAGAAAATAATTATATTTACCATTGGAAAATAAAAAAGTAGACAACACGAAGAAAATAAGTTATACTATACTTAGCTGGTAAGCAGTATATAAAACAGTTCTTTGATAAATAAACGATGACCTACATTCTTTACAAACTAAAGGAGAATTATAATGGGGAAACAAACTAAATCCATTAAATCAAAATCAGTTCAAGTAAAGAAGGCAGTGAAAGTGTCTAACAAGGCAGTATTACCTTACTATGATGAAGAGTTTGGTGAAAACCTAAACGCTGATATGAAACGAGGTAAGCTATTGATGTTTTTGGTTTCCAATATTGATAAAATCAAAAAACAGAAATCAGGCATATCAGTTAACATAGGTAAAGTAACAGGTAATGAAAACGAACATTTAGCTAAAGGGTTAATGAGAAAGTATAGAAATTACTTCTTAAAGAAAGATGGATGCTTCAAACTACCCTTAATGTTCAAAGCAGTTAGAAATGATAGTTCTAACAAGAATAAGATACTTGAGTTTACAGTAAATACTATATGAGAATGGGGTCATCGTTTATTTTTTTGTTTGATACAATGTTCAAAAATCGCCAATATCAAAAATATTTGTGTTTCTAAATATATTTAACAATTGGTAAAAATAAATCTTTACTTCTTACGTGTACGAGTTTATAATAAGTTATAGGAAGGAAGGAAAAACCAATAAAGTTCTTTGATAAAGAAAATAGAATTGATTATAACATTCTAGCTAGGACTAAACTTGTATAAGCGTAAGGGAAAGCAATGGAATAGAGTATAATTAAGTATATATTATCGTCTGTAAAAAGGACATATAGGGCAGGTAGCATTAGAAAGAAGCTAGTTGTCTGTAAACAATATTCTTTTAATGTTTTTTTAGTATTAATAGTGGGTGGGTTTAATAGCTCACCCCTCCTATTATATTAAATAGACCAAGGAAATTTAATGAGTTGCAAACAGTCAGAATATGGGGAGGTATTCCGTGGCTAATAAGGAACTTTATTCTAAAATTGCAAGACACAAAGAGTATCTTAAATATTTCTTTGAGAAGTATAGACCAATTTGTTGTCTATGCGGAGGAGAAATGAATCATTTAAGTTTTTTCCCACAATTATCTAATAAGCAAAGAGATGAATTTGCTATTCATCATATAGACCATGACCATAATAATAATAGTATAGATAATCAGGGAATTTCTCATAGGGATTGTCATAAAAGACTCCATAGAGAAGAACAGATAGCCTTAAAAAAAGGCAAAAAAGAGTTTTCATACAGTCTATATGAGAGAAAGGGAAATAAGATAGCAAAGAGAAAATTTACGTGGGTTTATTAGCAGTGGTCGCTACGAAAGAACTGGGAGGTGAAGTATGCATTTAGATTGGATAGATTTTTTAATAATTTTATTGTATATTATAGTATTGTCGACTATAATTATAATTGGCGGGTCAGCATAGGAGTAAAATATGACATGTTTAGAGTGGCAAATAAAGCAATTAAATGAGTTATTAATTCTTAGTGATAAAGAATTAGAAAAAATAGGATTTGAAAGGAAAGAATTACAAGCAATATTAGATGAATGTATAAATTGGAGTTAAACAAGGAGGCTATATGAACCCAAAGCCGAAAGTATTTGATGGAGTTGAAAGAATTGACGGTAAAAGATTATTTGGTACAATATCTGAAATAATTGATTATAATAGAGTAATTGTAGTTTGGGGATATGGAGATATTGAATCTGAAGAAATAGAATATATAGACAATTTAAAAGTTATTAGAAAATATAAATAACAAAGGAGAAAGTATGGGTAAACCAGAAACGATGATGATTGATGATGTGAAGTATGTAAGAGAGGATAGTATAAAACAGCAAGCTGAAAAAGTTGACGGTCTTGAATATGCTATTATTAGAACACGAATGCACGGTGTAGTTGCAGGGTATGTTAAAAGTTATAAGCAAGGCGAGATTACCGTACTAAACTCAAGACGTATATGGTATTTCAAAGGGTGTCAAACTTTAGAGGAGATGGCTGTATATGGTACTACTGATATTGAAAATTGTAATATAACACCAGTAGCACCTAAGACCACGATAGTAGAAGATTTCTCAATCATATACGCAAGCGAAAAATGCAGAAAACAAATTGAAGGAGCAAAAGAATGGAAGTGCTAAAATTAGAGGATAACAAAGCTAAATTTGTTGGCAGTGGCTCTGGCGATGGCTATGGCTATGGCTATGGCTCTGGCTCTGGCTCTGGCTATGGCTCTGGCTATGGCGAAGGCTCTGGCTATGGCTCTGGCGATGGCTCTGGCTATGGCGAAGGCTCTGGCTCTGGCTATGGCTCTGGCTATGGCTATGGCTATGGCTCTGGCTATGGCTCTGGCTTTGGATATGGCTATTGCGAGTGCAATTAGATAGATGCACTATAAACAAAGGAGAAAGTATGAAATATAGAGTAGGGGATGTTGTAACTATTCGTTCTTGGGAGTCATTAAAAAGAAGAAATATATATTTTAATCCCAATTTTAGAGAAATATGTGAAAATAAAGTAAAAATTGTGTTGAAATAGGTGATAATGTAAAAGAAATTTTAACAAAATTAATAGAAAAATGTCAATGTGGTAATTTTTCTAGTACCAGCGATAAAATTATAGACTTTTTAAATAATATTAGATAGGAGGCTTTAATGACTTTAAAAAAGGAAACAAGAGGAAAATATGTCATCTATGATTTTTCTTTTTGGAGATTTAAAGTATCATCTTTTAGATTAGGTAAAAAATGGGATATAAGAATATCAATTAGATTGGGTGAGGAGTGGTAAAGGAGATAATATGAAAAAAGTAGTAATTGAAGTTAATGGAAAGGTATTTGTAAACGGAGATGAGTATGTCAAGAAACAAAAAGACGATATAATTTTAGTGCCGAAGAATATTGAGATAACAAAAGCTAGCCCACGTGAGAGTAAAGGTATTTTATTCAATAACAAAAAGCAAGAATTATATGTAGATTTAGACACAGATGTATATGCGGTAGATTCTGACCCGTATCTTGGCTTATGTTATAAACACGGCGAACTAAAACTAACTAAATGTAATAGGGAAGATTTAAAGATGGGTGATTTGGCTTTTAAGACAGACATTAGCGAATATGATTCCACCCTCCTTTCTAACTATTGCTTAATTTTAGATGAGAAGAGATATTGTTATATTTACACCGATTTAAAACATTGTTCAGGTAATGTGTCTAATGCAGTTTGGTGCTATTGGTACAAAGTAGAGGAGGTGTAATAATGAAGATAAGAAGTAAAATCAGTAAAATAGATGAAATTTGGAAATTCGCTCTTATTGGAAGTCTTTTAGGTATAATATTATTTAGTGTAGCTATACACAATACCTCTAAATCAAACGAGGATAGCCCAAATTTAAAAGAAATAATTGAGATAGGGGTAAACTATACCCAATTTGATAGAGACGCCATAAAAGCCATTGTAGGAGAATCAGCCAGTGAGGGCTACGAGGGAATGTTAGCGATTTCACGAGGAATTAGAAACAGGGGTAACTTAGGGGGCGTGAACGGACTATACTCGGAACATATAAAATACGAACCAGAATATATATTTAAATTGGCAGAGCAAGCTTGGGATGAAAGCAAATATAGAAAAATACACGATGGAAATTACTGGGGGGGTACAAAAATAGATAAAGATTGGATTGAAAGGATGGAAAATAGTGGATATATTAAAGTATATGAAATAGGAAATCATGTATTTTATAAAAAATAATAATGGCGGAATTAGGGCAATACTTGGCTAATGGCAGGTCGAAACTGTCTGATAATAGGCAGACACTTTACTGCAAGTGCTATTATTGTAGCCCAATTCCACTATTTTAACAAAGAAGTAAAATGAGAGGAGCATGTTATGAAATTGAGTTTAATAAAAATAAAAGAATTGGTAGAAGAAAGTAATGACGAAACAGCTCAGATAGAATATATAACACTAATATTAATGCTAAAAGAATTGGAGTTTATTTTGAAGAAATATAAAGGTATTTTAGATAAACCGATATACAAAAAGAATAAGGAGTGAGAGTATGAGTATAAAAAATTCTAAAGGAGTAAATTGGTCTAAAGGTGTGAATAGGTCTAACGGAGTGAATTGGTCTGATGGAGTGAATGGGTCTGATGGAGTGAATGGGTCTTATGGAGTAAATTGGTCTTATGGAGTAAATTGGTCTGATAGAGTGAATGGGTCTTATGGAGTAAATTGGTCTTATGGAGTAAATTGGTCTAAAGGAGTGAATGAGTCTGATGGAGTGAATGGGTCTTATGGAGTGAATGGGTCTTACGGTATATTAAACTGCTATGGGGTAGATAAAGCATTATTTTTAGCAGATAAAGAAAGGACATACTCTATTTTTGGTATAAAAGTTACAAAAGAAAGATTTAATGAAGTTTGGAATATTTTATTTAAAAAATTAAATGGTTGGTATCCTAAATTTAATAATGCTTTTGAATTATACATGAAAGTCGGCAATGATTGGACTAAAGTAGATGCTAGTAAAATATGCCCAACACTTAAAAAATGGGACGAGCCATACGAGGCATGGAAAGATATGCCAAAAGGTGCGATAGAGTATATTAAGTCTTTGCCTGAATTTAACGCAGAAATGTTTAAAAGAATAACAGGGATAGATGTAGGTAAAAATGATGAGGTGGAAATAATAGTTGACGGAAAGAAAATAGTAATCAGTCGTAAAAGTGCGATAGCTTTGGGATTGGTAAAAGAATAACCAACAAACAAAAAGCGAGGGTGATATGAAAAAGATTAATAATCGATGGATAGACGATAACAATAATAGTTGGTCTGCTGATTTCTATACAAAAGAACAGGCAGAAAAATATAGTAAATCGTTGATTGACTGTCGTGACTGTAGTGGCTGTAGTGACTGTAGTGGCTGTATTGGCTGTCGTGACTGTAGTGGCTGTCGTTACTGTAGTGACTGTAGTGACTGTATTGGCTGTCGTG